TGGCTTGGCACTTTGCTTTACCAATCACAGATCAGGTAGATAAGGCTCAATACTGGCAGAGCGTAGCTGTAGGCTCTCCGGCTGAGAATGGTCGTGGTGGCTATATGCGTACATCGATCAATATTGATGGACAGAATAATCCTGTGCAGTCTATTGAAGACTACTCATTGATAGCGGTTAGATACTAATGACACGTTTTGTATCACTCCAGACAAACTTCTCTTCAGGAGAGATGGATCCACTACTGTTGGCTCGTGTGGATCTTGCTGCCTATCAGAATGCTTTGTCTGAGGCTACTAACGTAGTGATCCAGCCACAAGGTGGATTGAGACGTAGAGCAGGTTTAAGGTACTTATCAGCATTACCTAATAGTGGATCAGAATCTGCTGCTAATGGTGTGAGATGCGTTGCGTTTGAGTTCTCAACTTCTGATAGTTATATGCTTGTTTTCACACATAACAGAATGTATGTGTATAGAAACAAGGTATTAATTACGAACATCAACGGAACTGGCAACAGCTATCTCAGTACATCGGCTGTAGGTTTAACTGGAGCAAGGCTGGCTAGAATTTGCTGGACTCAATCAGCTGACACTTTGATTGTGGTTCATCCATCTATAGCGCCAATTAAGATTGTTCGTGGAGCCACCAATGCTGATTGGACTGCATCAGTAATTACTTTTGACTCTGTACCTAAGTATGCTTTTACTCTTAGCGTAACTAATCCAGCTGCTACGCTGACACCATCAGCCGTAGCTGGAAAGATCACATTAACTGCTAGTGCATCAGTATTTACGGCTGGTAGTGTTGGACAATACGTGAATGCTAGTCCACAAGGTAGAGCTAAGATTGTTGCCTATACATCAGGCACAGTGGTGAGCGCTATTACAGAGTTCCCATTCTTTAACTCATCGGCTATTGCATCAGGTAGTTGGGATTATGAATCTGGCTATGAGGCTGTATGGTCAAGCACAAAAGGCTATCCGGCCACAGTTACATTCCATGAAGGTAGGCTTTACTTTGGCGGTAGTGAATCTAGACCATCTACTATTTGGGGTAGCAAGGTAGGTATATTCTTTGACTTTGAAGCTACCGAAGGATTAGATGATGATGCAGTAGAAGCTACGCTAGACACGAATACTTATAACTCAATTACTGACATGATCTCAGGTCGAGATCTGCAAGTATTCACAACTGGTGGTGAGTTCTATATTCCTCAAAATGGATTAGAGCCAATTACACCTACTAACTTTTTTGTAAAGACAATTAGTCGTAACGGCAGCAAGGAAGGTATTCGAGTACAGCAACTAGAATCAGGCACTCTGTTTATTCAGCGCCAAGGTAAAGCGCTAAATGAGATGGCTTTCTCGGATACTCAGCTGACGTATTTAACGAACAAGATCTCTTTGCTGGCTGGTCATCTATTAAAGAATCCAACTAGACTAGGATTGCGTAGGACTGTAGCTACAGACGAGAATGATTTGCTGTTAATCATCAACAGCACAGCTGGCACAATGGCTGTCTTCTCATTGCTACGTCAACAGAATGTTATCGCTCCATCAGAGTTTGTTACTGATGGCGAGTTCATAGATGTTGGTGTAGATATCACTACAATCTACACAGTCGTTAAACGTACTATTAATGGCGCTACTCAATACTATGTCGAGTATTTTGATGACGATACATACACAGATTGCGCTGTCAAAGGTGGCGCAGCTGCTAGTGCATCAGCATCACACTTGATTGCTAAGACGGTTAATGTAAAGCTAGATGGCACTATCCAGCCTGATCAGGTAGTACCCGCTGGTGGTACTGTTACTTTTCCTCGTGCGTCTACTTCATCATATGAAGTTGGGTTGCCATATGAAGTTACTGTAGCTACCCAGCCAATTGAATTAAGACTGGCATCAGGCACTCGCATTGGATTTAAAAAACGTATTGTGGAAGTGAATGCTGTATTAAAAGATACACAGCATTTAAAGATTAATAATATCGAAGTGCCTATTAGAAGCTTTGATACTGCCAGCATATTGGATGCTGACATTCCAGACTTCACTGGCATTAAGGTATTACATGGGATCTTGGGATATTCTCAGGACGCAAAGATTACCGTATCTCAGAATCTCCCATTAAAAATGACGCTACTTGGTATTGAGTATAAAGTAGCTGTACATCAGGGGACTTAACATGGCACAAGTAGCACTTATTGCATTTGCGGCATTGTCAGCTGTTAATAGCATTCAAGCTGGTCAAGCTCGTGGTCGGCAATTACATTTGCAAGCAGAGCAAGCAAGCCTTGAAAGTAAGCAACGTGCATTGCAATACGAGCAGCAAGCAAACATGACTTTGCAGAAATTAAATGAAACAAATGCAGCAGCTAGAGCTAGAGGATCAGCTGGTGGTGTTCAATCATTCCAAGGATCTGCTGCATTAATTCAAGATGTAAATACTCGTAGAGCTGGTAAGGAGTTTGAAATATCTTTATCTGGTGCTGCTGGTGCTGAAAGAATGGGTGAGGCTCAAAAAGCTATGTATGCATCAGCTGCTAACCAAGCAGAAAAGCAAGGATACTTTCAAGCAGCTATGTCATTAGCTTCTGCTGGATTCCAGTATAGCCAACTAGGATCTGCTCCTGCTGCTGGCGGTAGCACTGTGCCAGTTGTTGAGGCTGGAAGTTATTCTCCAAGATTAATGCAAAAAACTGCGACTATGTAAATACTATGCCATTACCAACATACCAACAATCTGGATTGCTATCTCAGCCTACGCAAAAGTTAGACTTTGCTGACTTGCGTGAGAGCGAGAGAACTTCACAAATGATTGGTCAGTCTCTTGATCGTTTGAGTGAGTTTGCATTTAAGGCTGCTGCAAAAACTGCTATTCGTGAAGGTGAGCAATGGGCATATAACAACCCTATCTCTGATGAGCAGATCATGGCTGCAAAGCAGGGATCCTATGACATTGCTTTAAAAGCTCCTGCTGCTGGCACATACTTTGGTGATGCAGCTAGAAAGATACAGGCTGGTCAACTTAGATCTACGCTTGAACTTGCTGCTAGAAGTGAGATTGCTACCGTATACAAACAAGTTGAAGCTGGTCAGATTACAAATATTAGACAGCTGGATGAACAGTTTTACGGTATTGCAAAAGGTAACGGTGATGTAATTGCAAGGATAGATCCAGAGCAAGCTAATGCTTTTAGAGCATCAGTAGCTACTGCGTCAAACGTAGTGTATCAAGCTGCGGCCAAGAGAATTGGTGAACTTAATGCAAAGATTATTGAGGAAAACGTCAATAGATCTTTAAGTGATTTTGACTCTGTAGTTAGAGCAAGTATTGACGCTGAACCAGATCCGCAAAAATTAAATGGAATGGTATTAAGTGAGCGCAATAAAAGATTAGACATGATCATGCAGACAAATGATCCTATTGCGTTTGCAAATGCTCAAAAGAATTTAGATACAAGAACTGAAAAAGCTTATGTTGATAGGCTTTCAAATTACTTTTCTTCTGATGAGTTTGGACAATCTACTCCTGAAAATAGTTTGGCATCAAAACTGCAAGCTATTCAAGAAGGGAGTACAGGTAAATATCAGGCTTTGTGGAATACACTTTCTACGGAAACAAGAGATAAAGTTGTGGATCAATTTTACAACTCCGAAAGCAAAAAAGAAAAGTTTAGGCAGGATGATTTTTCTCGTAAAGAAAAGTTAAATAAAGAAGAGGCAATGCTTGCAAGAGATGATTTCTACACTGGAAAAATAACTGGTGATGATCTTGTAAATATATTACTCAGCACTGGTCAAGCAAGCAGTGCAGAAATAAAAGCCATTAGAAATGGTCAGGATAAATCTCCTGCTAATTTTGAATTTATGTTTAGCTTAGAGCAGCAAATTGCATTAAATAAAATTGGCGAAAATGAATTAAGGCAATTTGCAAAAGACGGAAAAATTAGTTGGGAGGAGGCTCATACTCTTGGCAAGCAAATACGGTCACAAGACAAAGATTTGTCTATGGCTAAAAATATTATTGACAATGGTCTTGGTATATCTGATCCATTCCAAGCTGGTATGGATGATGCCAAGAGAAAGTCTGCTTCATTAAAGAATCAAATTACATTTGAGTATTTAGAGGCTCGTAAAAAAGGCGAGCCATTTGATGTTACTACACGAGCGCAACAATTAGTTAGCGCTGGTCAGTCTGATCAAAAATTAAAAAATATTGATGAAGAATATAAAGCATTAAAAAAGACATTTGGCAAAATGAAAAATGGAGTACCTCCTCCAGAAAAAGGAAAATTCTTTTCAGAGGAAGAAATAAGAAGAAAAAATCCAGACTATAAATTCTCAAAAGATGACATGGAAAAGTTAATGACAGCCCAAGAGAGAATGAAAGAGGCTATGAAATGAACTTGGAAGAAAAGTTTTTAAACTCTGCTGCGGCTGCATTACCTACTGGTGAGTTAGATGAGGGTGATCCTAACTTTCGTGGGCCAGTTCCACCAGCTGCACAGTTAGAAGCTCCAATGGGTGAGATTGTTTTGACTCCTGATTCACCAGAGGCTGCTGCTAGGATTGCTGCTGGACGAAGCACACCAGCTAGTATTATTGGTCAGGAAGTACCTGCTGCTAAACCTGCTCCAGCAACTGGCGCCATGCCAACTGCTGGTCGTGTATTTCCAGAAGACACAGCATCAATCCAAAGTATACCTAGAAATGATTTGCAGGAATTTATGGGTAACATTGGATCTGCAATACAGTCTGGTGCAGAGTATCTAGATTTTGCTGTAATTGGTTTGCCTGATGTTGGCACTCTTACTTTGAAGGATCTCACTGTAGGAGATCTTGGCAAAGTAATGGAGGCTATGAGCTATGGCTTTACTCCTACTACTGGCGAAGGTCAGACATTACGTCCTACACCAGAAGCGCTAGATTTGTTGAATGCTATACCTGCATTCCAAGCTGCTAGTAAAGCAGTTAAGTATGGTGCTAAAGGATTAATGGCTGGCGCTGAAGCGTTAGCTCCTGCTGCTGCTGATGTAATCGAATCTGGTTTGCGTAAAACTGGAATGATTGCAGACATAGTTCCATTCACAGCTAAAGGAAAATTGTCTGATATTACAAACACCATAACCGAATTAAGCACTGCTGGTGTTGAGCCAAAAACAATAATGGAAGCTGAGAAAGCATTATCAAATGGTGACAGAGTATTTGCATTTGCCGAGATGGATGAGATGCCAATGCTTATAAGAAATGTTGGTGATCTAAAAGCATACACTCCAGATCAGTTACTTGTATTGCCAGCTAAACAGCAAACACAAACAGCTGCTCAAGTAGTAACTCCTGTTACAGATAAAGCAGGTAAAGTTAAAAAAGGTAAAGCAGCTGAAGTAAATATGGCTATCTATGATGAGCCTATACCAGTGCAGCCTAGCGTAAAAACTTTATCTGGATCATTTGATAATGCTCTTTCTTCATACCTTTCATTACCACCAGATCAGCAAGCAGTAAAGTCAAGAGAGGCTAATA